CCTCGTACAGCAATACGCGCGAACCGAGCGGCGCGGACGCGGTGAACGACGGGGCCGTGCAGACGGCCGGCGAGACCGTGCCCGACGGAGTGCAGGCCGCATGACCGTGCAGCAGCGCATCCCCCTCAAGGCCGTGCCTTCGCAGACGCTCACGACGCGGCTCGGCGATCAGGACGTGCGGATCGACCTACGGCAAGCGTCGACCGGGCTCTATGCGAGCGTCTATCTGGCGAGCGTGCCGGTCGTACAGGGCCGGCTGTGTCGCAATCTTGTCAAGCTCGTGCGAGGCGGCATGGTGGGCGATCTGTATTTTTACGACACGCAACGTCTGGCCGATCCGGATTACGCGGGGCTTGCCGATCGCTTCCGGCTCTACTGGTCGTGAGGACGCTCGTGCAACAAGGCATCGCGCGCGTGCGTGCGACAGAGCGGTTCACCGGCCGAGTGCTTGTGCAATGGCGTGGGGAAGTGCGGGACTCGCGGGGTGACGTGTGGGTCGTGACCGTCGAGCGTAAGCCGTGAGTTTCGATCGCCGCACACTCACGATGCGCTTCACGCTTGGTCAGGGCGCTTATGCGGTCGGTGGCGATACCGTCGAGGTGACGGGGCTGCGCGCGTCGGCCAGTATCACGAAATCGGGCGGCGTCAGCATGTCCGAACTTGCGTTGCGCGTGTACGGAATGCCGCTCGACGTGATGAACCGACTGTCGATTCTCGGAAAACCGCTACTCTCGGAAGCGGCCAATAGTGTTCAAGTCATCGCCGACGGCTCGCTCTGCTATAGCGGCACGATCCGTGAGTGTTGGATCGACCCGAACAGTGCGCCCGACATGTCCCTCGTGGTCGCGGCGGTGACGGGCGGCCTGGAAAAGCTCAAGCCCGTGCCGGCGACAAGCTATCCCGGTAGCGTCGAAGTCGAAACGGTTATGCAAGGGCTGGCCGACACGATGGGCGTGCCGCTTGAGAATAGCGGCGTGTCGGGCATCACGCTCAGCAACGTATATCTGGCCGGCACCGCGCTTGAGCAGGCACAAGCCGTCGCGCAGGCGGCCGATTTCAACGTGCTGCTCGACGACTCGACGCTGGCGATCTGGCCGAAAGACGGCCAGCGCGGCACAGGCGATCCGATCCTCGTGTCGCGCGATGCAGGCATGGTCGGCTACCCGACGCACACGCAGAACGGCATCAGCGTGCAGATGCTCTATGCGCCCGGTATCCGCTACGGCGCGACGATCGACGTGCGTTCGCTGCTTTCGCTCACCTCGCAGGACGAGAAAGCCAAGGGCGCTGTGGAGCCGCCTAGCACGCGCTGGTCGGTCTATAGCGTGACGCATGACCTAGAGAGTGAAACGCACGGCGGGCGGTGGTTCACGACCGTTGAGTGTTCGCTGTTCGGACGTGACGGTGGATTGGCGGTGGCTTCGTGACCACCGCCGTGCGCTTACCGCCGAGTGGCGATTTTTGCGAACAGTCGCTCGCGGTCAAATCCGAGCATGTCGGCAATGCTCTTTTCCGCCGCGTAGGGATTGGACGCCATGCTCCGGCCGACCTGTGTGGTTTTGCCGTCGGAATGGCGGAGGTAGACTTGATACATGCGAACCATCGGGCGTCTCCGTCTCGTGCTGTGATTCGTTTCTATCCAACATTGACCGCGCTGTCAATAGGCATGTGCGCATGACCGAAGCCTACCCCGGCCAGGAGCGCCTGCCGAGCGCGACGAGCGATTACAATCAGCTCGATTTCATCATTCGACAGATAGCCGGCCGCATGTGCACCGCGACGCTCGTGCAGGTGCTGGCGGTTGGCGAAGGTACGGTCGACGTGCAGCCGATGGTGCATCAAGTTGACGGCGCGGGTGGCATTACACCGCACGGCAAGGTGCACGCGCTGCCCGTCTGGCAGCTTCAGGGCGGCGCGGCGGCCGTCATCGTACGTCCGGTCGTGGGCGATATCGGGTTGGCCGTGTTCGCGCGCGAGGATCTGACCGGCGTGCGAGCGACGCGCAAGCCCGCGGCTCCCGGCTCGCGGCGACGCTACAGCTATAGCGATGGCATCTATCTCGGCGGCGTGCTCAACATGCCGCCCACGACCAGCGTGACGCTTGATCCGTCTGGTACGGTGACGGTCGTTGCCCCGACAGGCGTGGTGCTGGACACGCCTATGCTGACGGTGACGGGCGACATTCAGACCGGAGCGGGCAGCACCTTTAACGGCGTGCAGTTCGACTCGCATACGCACAGCGGCGTGCAGTCGGGCAGCGCAACGAGCGGGCCGCCTAGTAAATAGGGTGCTACGGGGACCGACGCTATCATAGCCGGCCTCATCTTCAGCAGCCTCTCGGCAGCCCCGCAGCCTCTCCCCTATCGGCGTGTGTCATGCTATCTGTCAAGCCATGCCCGACACGCTCCTGCTCGACCGCACGACTTGGGATCTCACGACTGACTCAGCGGGCAACCTCGCCCGAGCCGGTGAGCCTTACGCGACGCTGCAAGACGTCAGCAGTGCGTGCCGGCTCTTCTACGGGGAGCTGTATTATCGCACCGATCGCGGCATCCGCTATTTCACGACGATACTCGGCAAGCCTGCGTCGGTGCCGGCGCTCCGTTCCCAGCTTGCGACCGCCGCGCAAAGCGTGCCGAACGTCGTGAGCGCACAGCCCGTACTGTCCGACGCGACCGCGCGGCGCGTGACCGGGCAGGTTCAGTGTGTGCTGACGGACGGGACGAGCGGAATTGCCGTAGTCTAGTTGGACGTGGTATCGCGAGGCATGACCGTATCGACCGCCGTCCCGTCGCCTGCGCTGACCGATACGGGCTTTGTCGCGCCGGCCGAGAGCGCAATACTGGCGGGGCTCCTCGCCGACTTTCAGGTCGCGTTCGGCGGCAATCTTAACCCCGCGCTTGAGACACCCCAAGGGCAGCTTATCTCCAGCCTGACGGCCGTGCTCGGCCACTACCAGGATGCGATGCTCTACCTGTTCAATCAATTCGACCCGGCTTACGCGAGCGGTCGGATGCAGGACGCGATCGCACGTATTTACTATCTCACGCGCATCCCGTCCGCCGCCACGTACGTCGAGTGTCTCTTGTCCGGCGCGACCGGTACAATCATCCCGGTGGGCGCACTGGCCATTGCGACGGACGGCACGCTCTACGAGAACCTGTCGCGCGTCACGATCGACGCCAGCGGTACGGTGTCGGCACGCTTCTCGGCACTCACCAAAGGTCCGATCCCCTGCCCCGCCGGCTCGCTCGTGACGATCTACCGCACCGTGCCGGGCTGGGATAGCATCACGAATCCTCACGACGGCGTGACGGGCCGCGCGGACGAGACGCGCCAGGCGTTCGAAGCGCGCCGCTCGCAGTCGGTCGCCGTGAACGCGCTCGGCATCCTGCCCGCTATGCGTGGAGCCGTACTGGCCGTGCCCGACGTGCTTGATGCCTATGTGACCGAGAACCCGTCCGATGCCGCGCAGACCATCGGGGGTGTGCAGCTCGCCGCGCATAGCTTGTACGTCGCTGTCGTTGGCGGCACCGATCCGGCGGTTGCGCGCGCGATCCTGTCGAAGAAGAACCCCGGCTGCGGCTACACCGGCTCGACGACTGTATCGGTGACGGACGACAACGCGGGATACTCGACGCCTCCAAGCTACGCGGTCACATTCACGCGGCCATCCTCGCTGGACGTCACTTTCGCGGTGTCGCTGCGATCCGGCAACGACGTGCCGGCCGACGCGCAGCAGCAAATCTCGACGGCGCTATCGACGCGTTTCCAAGCGCTCGCGCGCATCGGTACGCGAATCTACGCCAGCGCGTTCTATGGAGCGGTCGGGGCGCTTGGCGACTGGGTGCGAATCGAACAGATCACGGTAAACGGCGGCAACGATGTCGACGTGCATATCGATCAGTTTCCCGATCTGGCCGGCGTGACGGTCACGCTCGTATGACCGCGCTCCCCGGTTCGCTTGCGCAATATCCGCTCGCGTATTCGCCGCCCGGCACGCTTGTTCCGACGCACGACATTGTGCCGTTCGACCCGTTCGTCACGATTATCTCGCAATATGCGAACAGCCCGATCATCGTTCAGCTCGTCCGGAGCATGGGTGCTTGGCTTGATCCGGTCGCGCGGCTTGACGATTTCTTTCGGCTCGTGTTCGACGTGGACACGGCGGCCGGATACGGGCTCGACGTGTGGGGGCGCATCGTCGGCGTATCTCGTGTACTGCAAGTCGCCACAGGCAGCTTTCTCGGGTTCTCGCAAGATGACGAAGCCAAGCCGTTCGGGCAGGGCATTTGGTTCGGGCAGGGCGCGCTGACGAGCAATTACGCGCTAACCGACGTGGCGTATCGCAAGCTCATTCTCGCCAAGGCGATGCTGAACATTACAGATGGCTCGATACCCGCGATCAATCAGATCCTGCTCAACCTATTCGGGTCGTATGGTGACGTGCACGTAGTGGACGGCCAGAACATGACGATCGCGTACAGCTTCCCGCGCGCGATCGATCCGGTCGACTACGCCATCGTCGCACAGTCCGGCGTGCTGCCGAAGCCAATCGGCGT